ACCGGCATTCAGCATCAGGGTACATTGTGCGAAACTTCCAGCACCGGAAAGTTTCACCGTTCTTCCCCAATCTTTTGTGACCAAAGAAAATGGGCCCGCTACTGGTTACTTTGACTGCCAACGCAATAAGTAACAACAGAGGCAAACCCAGAGTTAGTACAGAAAGGGCAAATACAATGTCTCCCCCTCGTTTTACTTTGTCTCTCATTTTGTTTTGGGAGGTATAACACCCCTTCTCACCGCCTCTTGATTGACCCTGTCCAACCACACCGGACAATCAAAGGCGGCTCTAGATGTGCTTTTCTCAAAGTAATCACTCACATCTATGCTTCTGACTGAATAAGTTCCTTTTTGACACTTTGTCAACCATTTGAATCCGTTTTCCAATCCATCTAACCACAGGCACAGCCCAAGAGTTACCCATTGATGCAATTCTTTCTCTGTGTTGCGCCTTCCAGGTGAAACCACTAGACTCAGGTAGTAGGGTCCAGTCATCAGGGAAACCCTGAAGTCTTTCGGCTTCTCTTTCAGTGATGAGACGGAGAGGGTGACCAGGGTCAAGTATATGCATCCCATTTGTCTTGAGAATACAAGGTGCAATGTCCTCTCCCCAAGTACCCCAAGAAGGGGCTAAAGCAAAAGGTTTGCTGCCGTCTTGTACGCCTCTGTCAGTACCTCTGGTAGCTCCTTGTTTAAGCGTTTTCCTTGTTTTATTATCCCCATTGCTGTCGCAGGACTCAAAAAGTACTCGGGCGGCAGGTCTCCAGTCTTCTCCAAGATGTCCGACAACAAAGACTCTTGGACGTCTAGCGGCGCTACCGAAGTTTTCAGCGTTAAACACACGCCACGCGAACGAATACCCGAGTTCTTCAAACGCATATTGGAGACTTGCGAAGTCCCGTCCTCCGTTGGATGAAAGGACACCAGTGACATTTTCCCAAAGGAACCAGCGAGGTTTCCACTTGTCAAGAATTCCTGCAAAGACAAGGGCAAGGTTTCCTCGGGGATCAGAGAGTCCAGCGCGGAGACCTGTGATTGAAAAAGACTGACAAGGGGTTCCTCCGCAGAGGAGGTCAAAGGGTTCAACTTCCCAATTTTGGTAGTCATTCATGTCTCCATAGTTTTTTACATTTGGGAAGCGATACTTCAACACTTCTGAAGGATACTTCATGATTTCACTGAAACCCACAGCCTCCCAACCTAGTGGCTTCCAAGCAACAGAAGCAGCTTCAACTCCACTACACACTGACAAAAATTTCATTTGTTGTTACTTTTGAGAAATCTCAGAAACCATTTGAATTCGTTCTCCAACCCAACGAGCGACAGGCACAGCCCAAGAGTTTCCAAGAGTTGCCAATCTTTGGTTGTACTCTGATTTAGGTCCACGGGACCAATTAGGGAGATGTGTCCAGTTGTCTGGAAAACCCATAATTCTTTCACCTTCTATGGCAGTCATGTACCGAATATTCTCTGTATCCCAAATTTGAGCACCACCTGTTTTAGTAAGCGTAGGCATTAAATCTTCATACCAAGAACCTAATCCTGTGACTCCGATTGGTTTATTACCTGAAGGTACGCTCTCCTTACGAGTCTTGGTAGTTGTTTCGCAAGGCGTTCTGATTGTCCCAACATACCCTCCGCTTTCTTCGGTTCCAAAGAGTACTGCTGTTGGTTTATGCCATCCTCCAGAATTTGCGACAAGGAAGACCCTTCGCCGGAAACCCGGAAGTCCGAAGTTTCGAGCCTCCAAAACTCTGTAGGCGAACCCATACCCGATTTCGGCCAACGCCCCGATGAAGGAGGCGAAATCTTCCCCTTTGTTACTGGAGAGCACTCCCGGAACATTTTCCCAAACGAGCCACTCCGGTCGATAGTAGTCAGCCATTTGGAGATAAGTGAGGGCCAAGTTACTACGCTCGTCAGCCATTCCAGTTCTTGCTTTGATGTTTGCGACACTGAAGGCTTGGCAGGGTGTTCCACCGCAGAGGAGGTTGAATTTGTCAATGTTCCAGTCCAGGTATTTTGTCATGTCCCCTAAGTTAGGGGTGTTGGGGAAGTTCTTTTCAAGAACTTGACTTGGGAATTTCTCAATCTCACTAAAGGCTACTGCACTCCAACCCAAAGGTTCCCAAGCGACTGAGGCAGCTTCAATGCCACTACAAACAGATAAAAACTTCATTGTGGTTTGTGTGTAAACAAAAGAGGGGACTTGAAGGTCCCCCATTAGAGTTAAATCAACCTTCGGCTGCTTCTGTTTCTTCAGACTCCTCAGCCTCAGGAACCTCAAGGCTAAAGGACTCCAGGATGTCGGCATAACCGGCAGCGGCAATACTGCGAACAACATCAGCATCAGAAAGTTGTCCGATGGCAGTTTGGACTGCCTCAGAATAGACGCGAATCAGTTCACGCAGAGGTGCGTTCTCAATGACACGCGATGTCAGGACATTGACGATATCCTGACGGTTTTCAAGTGTGTAATCAGACATAGTAATCTAGTATAAAGAGCGAGAGTGAAAAACTTTTGGAGCCAATCGTCTCTCTGCGATTAGCTATTTAAAGTGTAGCAAACTACAAAAAACGTAAACCTAATCCGCGTAAAGTAAGTGGTAAATTGGACCCACCACATTCCTAAAGGTTGCCTCAATGATCGGCAGCTCTGGATGGATTGCAGCCTTGTCTTGGTCGGCTTTGCTTGACCAAAAAATTTGAATTTCAACCCTACCGCCAGGGTGAGTGGTTGCAGTTTTTTGAATGAACCCCGTTCTCATCCTCAACCAGGGGTCCCACATTTGTTTGTCCGCATCTACAAAGTCTTGAATCTTATGAGGAGGACTGATGAGAAAGGACAAACGTTCAATCTTCATCGTGTTCTGACCACTTATCAATTGGGCACTTAACATTGGCAAAAGTTGTTTTGAGTGACATAATGCAAAGACACTGCGAACATTGTGTAGTAATCTGGTCGAAATGATCGCAAGCACGGCAAATCTCCATTCGATTCGCAGTTACCTGGCGAGGTGCTAATTTAGGGTTTTTCAGTAACCTTTGTGCTGTATCTTTTAAGGAAGCTCCAAAAGAGCGGCGGCAACATTCTTCAGTCATACTTAGTGATACCCTAATCCCAGTACCTGCCAAGTGTTTGAAAGTGTTCCAGAATGATCTGACCAGGGATTGTACGATACTTCGACAACATTTCACCAGTGGCTTTATAGTAGACAATCTCGTTCAATAACGCTTGCGTTACAACACTATCGGCAATCCACTCCCGAAAGTGAAAAGTCTGGAACTTTTCAATGTAACACCAGGGACATTCTTTATGGGTCCAACAATTTTTGTACCCTGGGTAACCAGTTTCAAAGTTAAGGTCCCAGTTTAGCATCCACTTCTCGTAGTCCTCTGGGCTCTCAATTGTGAGAACCTTGCCATACTCCGCAGCCTCCGCCATAGCTACATCGAACAGGTAACTATCCCCCTCAGCGCCATCTTGTTGGATGCGCCACGTTGCGTTTACAATCAAGTATGGCACGTCGCCGCCATAAGGGGAGTCTTCGGGGGAGTTCCTTCTGTCAATACGGAGAGACGTAATCTTGAGTGTCATTTTTTGAAGTGATGAGGGCGAATAGTTGCCATTGCTAGTTGAACCAGGTTACGATTGTATACCTAGTCCCCCACTTTATCTTGGTAACTTCGTGAGGATACAGATAGTTAGCAGGGAACAGAAGTACATCACCCTTTCCCAGTTTGTACTCTATAGCACCATCCCACATACTGAACTTTCCTCCCTTGTAATCACCTTTATCTGTGAGACCAATAACACAAGACAAAGCCCGAGGAATTGTAGTCCCGTGATCTGTATGCTTTCGGTAATATTGCCCAGGAGAGTACCTTAAAACAGTATAACCTTCGTCCTTAGAAACCACAATGTCCGGGTGAATTTCGGCGTAGTTTATCAGAAGACCGTTGAGTATTTCATACATCTGTTGATCAATTTCTGGCCACTCCCGAAGACCAATCAGATTAACATCGCGGATTTCTTTATATACTTCGCCGGACATTATGGTGGCCTCTAACCAGTTGTTCCGCTCTTCCACGTTGCGAACAATTTCGTCGCAAAAGTCAGCGGGGATTTCTTTAGGTAGGAACTGGATATAGTCCAGCAGAGAGGGAATTTTCATTGCACAAAAAATAAGGGAAGGTTGCCCTCCCCCGTAGTATAGGTTAGTGACGGGCAGGTAAACTACACTGTAGCCAGCTCATTTAGCACAGCCATTGCCCGACGGTTAATATCAGCACCTTGACCGAAGTTTGAATATTGGAACCGACCCGAGACGGTTTTGCGTGAGTAGTTGGAGGCGTACTCAGTCACTGCATTAAATGCGTCGTACAAGGTCTTACCTTCGTTTCCTTTGCCCTCGTAGAACAACCGGTCAAGCTGCTGCACAAAGGAGTCACGCATTGAAGCGGTGTCTTTCTTGTAGATCTCTGCCACAGCAGTACGGAATTGGGCGTGAGTGCATTTGGCACTTGCCAAGGTTTCTACGTACTGACTGTATTTAGCCATCGCACCATTCACATAGTCAAGCACAGCTGTGGAGGATAACACTTTCTCATTCACTCCGACGCTGTGACGGTACTTTTCACCCAGCTCAGAGTAAGCCATTGCAAAAGTGTTGCCACAAATTACACGGACTGTGCTGGGGCCAATGGCCACAGAGGCATTACCAACGTGTCCATTCAGCAAGGAAATGTAAGCTTGGTAGGACTCACCCACCACTTGAAACTCTTGGTTCACCTTGGCTTGAGCAAACACCTTGGCCCCGTGGTTAAGATAACCCATATTCTCAATGGTTAGGAGACCTTCAGAAACCATCGGGTTGATGAGATTCAGGAGGTCAGAGTTTTGAACAGTCTCGTAGTTAGGAGACACAGCGCCCAGGCAACGGTCATTATCAGAGCGCACGATGGCAACCTTATCCTCCCACTTTACGAGTTGACCGTCACCCCCAGCAAAATACATAGGGCGTTGCTCAACATTCCAGTCAAGGTTGTTGGTGATGGCGAAAGAAGTCATTTGTTTTTTGTGTGTTGTGTTTATACTATAGCAGATGCAGGTCAGGAAAGCAAGGTCGGATAACCCTACCCTCCTTTAAGTGGAGGCAAAATCCCCAGCATAGAAGAAAGTGTTGTCGCCATCCATATACTCAGCCAGGAGCAAACCCTCGTTCCGAAGAAAGTTGGCGTCAGAGTACCGACCTTGTTCAACTAATACCCCAATCTGCTCAGCCATATCCTCAAGGCGAGAGGACACCAAAGTCTGAATGTCAGGTGAGGAAAACTCGTTAAGTTCCTCAAAGTTAAAGTCAGTGAAACGGCTCATAGGCTCCTGGTTTTTACTACTCTTATAGTATAGGACATAAGGCCCCAAAGGGGAAGGGGGGTTATCCGGCCTCCCTGGTTCGGTTATCCGAACCTTCAGGGACATATCGTTCTTTCTTCTTTACTTCCCGATTAATGTACTTTATAGCTCGTTTCAGTTCTCTCATTCTCTCTTCCTTGTTGTAGAATACACCATCACCAAAGACTTTAGATGTTTCATACACACATTCCCCTAGACTATCGGGGAACCGAGCTTGAAAGTAACCATGCCTCAATCTCATGTATCCCACGAGGTGTTCGTCTATGTAAACATCATACTGCTCGGGGCAAACAGGGCAAGTCATTACACATCGGTAGTTATACTTGCCTCGCCGAATTACAATTTCATCACCGGCATCATGCTCAAAGAAGTTGTCAATCATTTCGTTCAATTTTCTCCCCTGTTTTTATGAGAATTTTAGACACAACTGCAACAAGCACAACCCAGACTAACCACACTGCTATTATCACGACAGAAAAAGTCACATCTCCACCCCATAATCCTCAGCGAACAGATCCAAATCGGTCTCACTTAGGTCTTTCAACTCGTCGTAGATCTGGTCCCAGACAATGTTTTTCAGTTCGACTAGGGGCATTCCGTTGACAATTTGGTCAATGAGCCTCTCAAGAAACTCTTCCCGTTGTTCTTCATTCATTCGGATGCTCCCCGCAGTTCTCGGTAAATGGTCTCTATGTAAATGTCTCCGTTGATGTATTGGTCACGGAGGAAGAGGATTGATTCGGGGACTTCATCTAAGCTAAAGGAGGCGATAACCTTGTCAACGAAGTTTGAACGTTGGTACTGTAAAAGGTCGTTCATTTTGGGCCAAGCACATTGCTCAGGGTTTTGTCCGCCGTTGTTTCCGCTTGCAATTTGGAGATCAAACGGTCTAGGTACCAACGAGACTTTTGAGCATCCTGCAAAGGATTTTCTTTATTCCAGATTCGAAGTAAGTATTTAAGGACCTGGTATTGAAGCGATCCTGTGATAGAGTCCGGAGCCTGAGCAACCGCATCCTCCAAGATGTCGATGACCTCGACTCTATATTTCCGGTAGTAATCCGGATTGATTGGGTCTCCCATCAAAGTTTTCCTCCAACGGTGCTATTATAGCTGGATTCTGCCTTAGTAAAGCCATCCTGCAAATTTTTTAGATAGAAATGAGTCATTGCCCGACAAGTTTCTTCGGTGGCAGAGGTAACCAGGGGCTTCCCATCTTTAGAGACAGATGTATACAACCCGAACGAAGTTTTCTCAATAGTGAATGCGTCAGGCATCACTCTGCCTCCGTAATAAAACCAAGTTCCACCAAAACAGAGTAGTTATCCTTAAACTTTTGCCACCTCTCAGCATCTTCACCTGTGCCCCAAGTCCCATACTTCTTGTTGTATTCTAGGATAGCAGGTGACAGTCTGTACTTGACGCAGTTATCTTGGTAGAGATCGGTGATTTTCTTCTCGATGCTTTCAAAGATGGCAATATCTTCAGGGCACTCATTTGAATGACCAGGGCAAAGACTCTCGTGGTTTTCACAAATAACGTCAAGGCACTCATTCAAGAAACCGACCTCATCCTCAGAGAGTTTCAAGGTAATCTCACCTTGTTCGTAACTAGCCGTGAGGGCATCATCCAAATCCTCGTCGGTCATGATAGGTTCTTGTGTGAGCATGTAATTTGCCACTTTAGCGGATTGTTCTTTGATTCTGGCTTTGCGCTCAGGCGTGAAGTCTTTCGTCAGCTCTGAGAAAGGTTGTGCAGGCCGTTGCGCGTTCAGTTCGTTGATTCCCTTGGTGAGGTATCCCCAATCTCTAACTTCTGTTATTCCCTTCTCCTCACCGCAAACATCGCAAGTTCCCATCCAGGTAGATGAGCAACCGACAGAGTATTTGCCATATTTTTCTCCACAATCCTTGCAAACTACGTCAGATTGCATTAGGCGGTTTTTCAGGTTTGGCATTTCTGTTTGTTTAATCATTCTTCCCACCTCCAAGTATGTGAGAATAAGTCTATATCAAATCCAAACTTCCAAGCATAGGCAAACATACCAAAGAGACTACCACTCCCAAGTGTAATCTGTAGGTGAGGCAAACTAGGATACTCGCAAATGTTAAAAGACATTTGAAGTGCTGTGTATGTCTTGGTTTTTAGAAAGGAGAAATAGTAATCCTTTCCATAATCATCACAGTATCGGTAATCAAAGAGTTTCATTCTTCACCCCATCCCTCAAAGTATTCAGTAAAAAATGCAAATGCTAACCCGAATTTATGTTGTTGAATATTTACACTAAAAAGAGAACTACCGAAGAAAGAAAACAAGACGTTAAAACCCCCAGAACAATGAACTATACCACCAGGATTTTCATAATTCACCCACAGGAATGAACGATTTTTGACAATACCAAACTGCCAAGTATGAGAGGTTTCACCATTCTCCCAAACTTTTTTATCGTATTGAAAGAGTTTCATTGTGCCTCCAATTCTTCGGGTGTCCTAAAACTCTCCTCAAAGTACTTCCACCCTTCTTCTAATTGTTTGTCGGCCCATCCCCAGGCCCCATGTTCCATTCCATCTATACCCGCTGCGTCAATCTCTCCTTTGATTAAGGAGCGCAGAATTTGAATTTGTTCTTCAGTCATAGTGTCTCCAGTTCGTTGGCAATAGAGTGTAGGTGGCGAAGAACGGTCAGCGCTCCCCAGCTGGGGTGGCACCCATCAGCAGCAGCAGCTCGCAGGGCGGCGGCAGCAAAACATCCTGCTGTACTGTCGGTCATCATGTAGTCAGGCATCGTTGCCTGAACTGCTTTAAGCACCGCCTGCGCGGCTGGGGAAAGGTTAGTCATTGTGCCTCCAGTTCGTCGGTGATAGAGAGAACTTCCCAATGTGCGTCAGACTTTTCGCCGAAACGATTAGTTCCAGTGCGAGTGCTTACCCAAAAAAAGTATTTACGATTTTCGGAAGCAAGAAACAACTCACCACCAGTATTCTGTTCTACAACACACACAGGATTACCCTCCATTGTGTTGGCAAGGCGGTTCTTTGCCTTGCTGGATTTAGGTTTGACTGTGACTTTTTTCATACTATAAGTATAGCCTATTTCACTCCAAAAGTAAAGGCGGCAAACCGCCCTCAGGGGTACGGGAAACCGTACCTCGCTCGTACCCTGTCACAAACGCAGCGTGTATCCATTCATACATTAACTTCTCCAAAGTTTTCACATCTTCCACCTTGCAATCTCCGTAGAAGTATTCAGAGCGGAGTGAGAAGGGGCCATAATCCCCGTGAAACCACTCATTAAATCCAACCTCGGCATCTTCAGAAAAGTCCCAGTCGGTTGTTGGTATTTTGCTCATTTTAGTTTCCTACAAAATAAGGTAGATTTTCTGGGTCATCATAATAGCATACGGTTTCTATTGGAGTTGGTTGAAACTCTCCCACCTCGTAATCCTTCTGTGCTTCATCATACCCCTTTTTGAAATAAATCCAAAGAGAACCCTCCCAACAAGTATCGGTAATATCAGTTATGGGATACCTTCCATAAACTCTTTTGAATGCTTCTTCACACGGAGTTTTGTGCTTCTCCATTTGTTTGAGTAGTTCCAGTTTTGCTCGAAGGACTTTGATTTCTCCTTCTGTTTTTTCAATTTCAGTCATCGTAGTTTCTCCTTCATCATTTGAATACATCTGTTCCACTGATAACCATTGGTTTCGTGTTGTGGGGGCAACCACTCCTCAACAGCATCCACAATCTCATCACACATATCAATAGAGAAACCAAGTTTGTCTCTCATTATATCATAAAGAGTCGGTTTCCTGTTTTGTTTGCGATATTCATCTATGAAGTTAAATCCATCATAGGATGTATCCAACCAAGGCGCATCATCAGGTTCTGGTAGGTTGTGTTCAGTCATTTAGTTTCTCCAGTTCGTTAGCGATGGAGTAAAGATCTGAAACATCCACGACTAACTCAAACCACCCATCACCGTAGGCTTCATAACAGTTCTCACTAGCAATAGTGCGGATGGCGGCAGCGAGCATTCCCCCGTGGCTAACCTCGCGGTTAAGACGATCTGCTTCAGTGCAGTAAGCATCCAGCACAGACTGTGCGGCGAGTGATAATTTAGTCATTGTTAGCTGTAGTTAACGTGAACGTGTGACTGCCAAGTGAATGCCGGTTGATCCTTCCTCTCAACTGCCTTGACAACGTAAAGCGGGATTATATGGGCGTACTCCCTCATAAAGTCCTCCTCGGTTTTTTCTTCGATGCTATTACAATAGAGGTAATACTCGTGACCAACAAACTCTTCAAATTCTTTCAGTTCGTAATCAGTTTCGTCGCCGGAGGAATTCCGAGAAATCTGCAACCAATAGGAAAAACCTTCACCAGTGGCGTAGTATTCTACGACAAAGAAACGATAGAATTCTTGTTGTTGGTTAGTCATTGTACTGACCCTCTTTATCAAAAGTGAAATAATCGTCGATGGCATTCATAACGGCATCCTCAATCGCTTCAATCACAGCACCGTAACTAGGGTCGTCATTGTGTTTGTAAGCACGGGAGTAACCGTGACGCACACCTTCTTCGATTGCTTTTTCTAAAATCACACGAATCTTTGGTTGCATTTTAGTTACCAACTCCAATAAAGTCATCAGCGGTCAGGTAACGTTCGGCGCCACCAGGATACTCAACAAAGAGGTAGTCACGATCAATGTTATGATCGGTAACGTGTTCTAGGCACTCTTCGTAGGTGCCCTCGAACAGTTCGTTGTACTTGAGACCGAGGTCCCAGGTATCATCACGGTAGAGGGTGAAGGTCGTTTCGTTTTTCATGCTTTAAGTATGCCACATTATCCCTAAAAACACAAGGGGGTAAACCCCCCATAATGGTTCGGGTTACCGAACCTCCTCTGGAACCCTCAGTGCCGCTTTGATTTTCTTGAATCGTGCAGGTTTAAGGTACGAAGCAAACTCCAACCCTGTAAATAATGCTTTAACATTATCCTCTGACGGTGAGGAAGATGCAAACCAGCTGAGGTCCGGCACGTTATTCTCCAAGGTAACCAGGCGCAAGTTAGCCAGGAAAGTGCCAGCGTTGTCCCTTACCTTGGGGTGCATACAGATTCGGTCAGCGCCAGTGAAATCTCCGATTTCATCATCTGGTCCAGGCACAGACTCCTCAATAATCTTCACAGCAGTCTTGGGTCCAATACCTTTGATACCCGCAACGTTATCGCTGCTATCACCGGCAAGTGCCTTGTAGTATTTCACATCCGAAGGATACACACCAAAGATTTCCTTCACACCATCAATATCCACAACTTGGATCTTCTTAGAGCTACTAAACAGAATGACTTTAACCTTGTTGTTAACAAGCTGGAGCAAGTCCTTGTCGCAGGTTAGAATAAATATTTCACGGTAAGCAAGTGCCCGACGAGAAATTGTGGCAATCACATCATCAGCCTCATAACCTTTTACACCAACCGGGGTGAAACCTAAACCAGGCAACACTTCCTCGATAAGCAAGTTCATATCGGCATAGTGGGCAATGCTACTTTGCTCACGGTCCGCCTTGTATTCCGTGTCTTCTTTCTTCCGCCAATTTCCACCGGCGTCATAAACCGGTATAACACAGTCGAAATCATACTTTTCGATGGTGCTGAATAGCGCATTGAGGAACCCGTAAGTGCCGGTGGTTGGTACACCGTAAGAGGTAGACATTTCTCCCATAGTACGAGTGAGAGCAGAGCGACTTCGGTGGAACAACGCATTCGAATCGATCAGTAAAAGTTTGTTCATTCTGCTAATTTGGGGAATTGTTTATCAGTAAGGTAATTATATAGCAATCTCGCAAATATATCGCGGGCTTCACCTTGACCCTCAATGGCTGAGGACACAGCAACTTGCCACATTATGTCGGTCCGCTTTTTGTCAGGCAGCGGTTTGAATTGACAAACAGGGTTCAAGTCATCACATAACTCTTGGCGTTCTTGCTCAAAGAAGTCTTCGAGGATTTCATCGTATATGTAACTCATACTAACTTGGCTTGCAATTTATCGAGAGTTTGCAACAACTGATTCATTTTCACTGCTTCGGCTTGTGCTTCGGGGATTTGACCACGGGTTACATAGGTTGCAATAGTTTGAGAATGCTTTGCTCGGTAAGTATCCGAGTAGGACTCAGCACACATTGCTAAGATAGACCATTGCTCGTTACTCAAGGTAATGGAACGAGTAATTTCTTGAGGCGGCGAATCTTCGGATTCAGGATACCCCATTAAGACGATCGTGTTATTTTGCATTGAGTTCGTCCATTAGTTGTTTGGCTATTTTGTCGGCATTGCGTTTAATCGCATACCTCACCCAGGGAGTGTCGGGGTGGTTTTTTATTTTGAACCACTGTTGTTCAATCCACAAGTTTGCAATCTTGCTTAATAGAACTAACCAGTGGTAAACCTTGGGATCTTCCAAGATTACAAACAGGAGGATTCCTCCAATGGTTAGCCATATGGCTGTTTGAGTCATCGAGTCCTCTTGATTGTATCCCAGTGAGTTTCTTCGCGCTGAGTGGGTATTGGGGGTTTAGAAGGCTTCACTGTGGCAATTCTCTTTTTGAGTATTTCCCACAGACCCGCCTTCAACTTAAGGTCAGCGGTTGTATTATAGGCAATTACCAGCCGTGTGTAAACTTCATCGCGGTCAGGAATACGAAGGTTTTCCCTGGACAGGATTTCTTTAGTTAGGTCTAGTTCACCGGGTTTGCCTTTGCATTTCGCACGGCCAAAATTGCCAGTGTGAGTGCCGGTGGTGCGTAGACCGTGATTGCTTGGTTTTTTCATACTTTAAGTATAGCGCGTCTCGCCCCAAAAGCAAAGAGGGTAAACCGTCCTGTTTGGTAGGGTTTACCGAACCTCCCACCAGCCTTTGTCAAAGTGATTATTATGGTGTTGAGATGCTATTGCCCCAGCCCAACACATTGCATACAGGGTTCCACCACCATAGGCTGCTTTGGTCTTCACCAAATAGTCGTGAAGTTCTGTATACCTATCATCGGGAAGTTTGTCTTCCACCAGTTCAATGAGTAGGTCCAGGTTTTCTTTGCTCAGGAGTCGTTTCATTTTCTTGAGGTAAGATGGGCGATGCCTGGATCGAACAGGCGA